TGTATTTATAGGAGAGAAGCAATGAGATCTGTGTCGATTCTCTACATCCAGAAAGAGCTGCGCCGCTTACAGGAGGAGCTTGAAGAACTGATTATGAAACTAGAGGAGATGAAACATGAATAATAGATACGAAGAGATGCTGTCTCACGCGATGGCTTTCCATGTGGAGAACCCGAAAGTGTGGGATTACTTTGTGAAGTTTACGTTTGAGGTGATCGAGCGTGGGTTCAGTCACTACTCTGTTAACGGTGTGTTCGAGCGCATTCGTTGGGAGACAGACGCCGCGGACCACGAAGGCAAATCCACATTCAAACTAAACAACAACCATCGCCCGTTTTATGCGCGTTGGTTCATGGACGCCTACCCAGAGCACAGGGGATTTTTTCGCCTGCGCACAATGCGGAGTGTGTACCGGCCAGCCACGGGGTTAGAGGAGCTAGGTCCAGAGCATTTCGAAACGGAGGAAGCATGATGTCGAAGATAGGTAACCACGTTGTACATTTGCAGGAGATCCCTGTGTACATGGACTGCCCTGTGTGCAACGGGACAGGCGAGATCGAGGTTGAGGAGTACAAGCCCCAGAGTTTCAGCCGGGACGTGGGGGAGATCTACTCACACACGGAGATCTGCGACGAGTGCCTGGGCAACGGTGAGGTCTACAAGCCCTGCGACCACTGCGAAGAGATCCTGACGCTGGCGGATGGCAAGGACGTGACAACGTGCCGTGAGTGCCGGGAGGAGGGATGACCTATCTAACCCTTCTGGTATTCGTGGTGACGATCAACGGGGAGGACTTCAAGTCGGTCATCCCCTACCAAACCGAGGCCAGCTGCGAACAGGCACTGCGGCTGTCCTCTGACATGTACGACATCCTGTACAACGACTGGGAAGACGCGACCATGGGATGTGTGCGTACGCATGTAGCCTCTGGCTACACAATTAGACCAAGAGCAAGGACCGAGGACCGATGAGAACGGGTCGATACACAGAAGCAGAAGATACACTAATCAAGGAGATGTTGCACAAGGGATCTACGTACCATGAGATTGCAAGTATGTTGGGCCGGAGCTGGGAGAACGTACGGCAGCGGATCATCACGCTACGCAAGTATGAGGATCTGCCCCGCATCAAGCGCAAGGACTACGGCATCAACCCGTACACTGTGCAGGAAGAGGCGACGATCATCGCCATGTACAAGCAGGGACATACGATGCCGGAGATTGCACGTACGTTAAAACGTACGCAAGGCAGCGTGAAGGACAAGATCTTTCGGCTGCGCAACGAGGGCGTGCTGTTGAAACCCCGTAAGAATGTGCCCACTGCGTCGGATCACCGGGCGGATAGAATCACAGCCAAGAGTGTGCATCATCAGTTTAACTTGGCAACGGGAAAGATTGGTGATCTGTTGTTCAAGGGCGAGACGGTTACGACCGAGGTCTTGAACTGGATGTGCGATAAGGCGGTGAACGGGGGATACCCCAGCCTGTCTGAGTGGATGGTGGATGTGGTTGTAGATAAATTCTATGAGGAGAAATCAAATGGATGATCGGACTTTGGACATTGAGTACGTGCAGCTTGTGTACCGACAGTGCCTAGAAAGCGTAGCGCCGGCCGAGAACGAGCGGATGCAGGCACGGTCCCATACTACGTGGCGGGACACGAAGCAGTGCCAAGAGTGGGGCCGGATGGGCAACAAACATTGGAGGGAATATCGTGCGGAACCAAGAGGAAAGTGATATGATAGTTGTGGGAAAAGATCACATCGCCTTCGACTCTGGTCCCGCGAAGGACGTATTACATGAAGGCACAGAGGGGAGACAACAATTGAAAGATGCTGCTGTTGATAGTTTTGCATTGAAGCGTTTGCGCAGGAAGCTTGACATCCTGCTGTCTGATTTCAAGGCGACAGGGGACAACAAGCGGTATGACATCGAAGAGTGTTTGGCACTAGTAAACATCATTGAGAAGGGCAAAGATGCGAGGAGCAATAATCAAGGATATAACCCTGCGCATTTGGGAGATGTCGCGCAAGGGCAAGTCGGTTCAGGAGATAGCTTCTGAGCTTGGTGTGAATAAGCATACGGTAGCTGGAGCGTTAACCAGAGGAAGGAACAAGGGGGTCATACCTCGCCCTGATAGGAACTATGCAACGAGTTACATGCTTTCCAAGTTTGGTATGAAGGCTGGTTCGATCATCAGTTTGATGGATCATCTAAGCATGGAGCAACGTGTGTGGCTGGTATCTGAGGCGAAGAAGATCAACTGCGAAACAATCGAGGAATACTTGCTGGAGAAAATACGAGATGAATACGAAGAATCTAATCAACGTAAGTGAAGAAGTGAAACGTCTTGAACGCCTGATCTCTGACATGGAGTGGGAGAACCAAGATGCGAGGGTCGAGAAACTAGAGCTCATACATTTTCAACAGCTGCAGAAGAAGGGGGTGTTATGGGAACCGGAATTTTAGGAGACAGGCATGGCCGACCACAAGAGTAACTTTGATATGGAAGAACACAGCCTTGTCCACGACGAGCTGAACGCGATGATGGAGATGTGGGGGGAGCGGGATGCGAACCCGCTCGTGGTCTGCACGATCTCGATCATCCGGTTCATCGCGCTGGCGGGTCAGTTGTTCGAGAACCATGAGGACTTCTTGGAGTACGTCGAGAAGACCGCGGCGGCTGGGATTGAGTACCACGAGGAATGTGAAAGAGAAGGGACGAAGTATAATGTTCACTGATACAATAACCAAGGATGTGTTTATCGACGATCTGACCGCGGCAGGCAGTGCGTTTGGATCGACAGCAGATGGCGAGGCGGTGTTTGTAAACGCCCGTATCGTCGAGGCGGTGAAGATCAAGGCCGGGGATTACATCAAGGCGATTGTGATACCGAACTATGAGGACAAGCGGCACCGGGTACAGTGGCGTGCGGTCAGGGCCGAGGTCACAGGTTCGGCATTCGAGGACATCTCTGCTGAGCCCGACGACGAACAACCCTTGGTGTCGAGAGACGTGCAGGTGGTTGGGCTGCTAGAGGAGTTTGGACCGCTACGCACGGCCACTCTTGCCCGGTTGATGAACACCAACAGCGGGGAGATTGGAACGCTCTGCCACGGGCTGTACGCCCAGGGGAAGATCGCCCTGGCGGATGTGTACAGCGGGCCGGGCAACAAGCGTGCATCGCATCGCGTGTGGGCTGTGGACATCAACGAGTTTGATGTCGATCCTTTTGATGTGGAAGAGTAGCCCAGTAGAAAGCATGGGAGGCGGCGCAGTGCCGCCTTCCGAACACGTAGGTCCAAGCTTTCCAGAAACGGGATCTGTCTTGCAGTCGCCAAGCGCGAGAGCAAAACGACTCGGACGTATCCCGGAAGGATACATCGTGAAGGATCCGACTTAGGAGTTTGAGTCTCCGCATATCCGTTTCGTGGTTTCGTTGTGCACTGTGATGTCCACTAACAGTGTACGATCATTTCGCAACAACCACGAGACGGTTTCGTCCGACTTGAAGTACATTGGCGACGCTACGTCGCAGTAACTATCACTCGTTATCTTTGCGCACCCACTCAGATGCAATGTCAGCAAGGCGCTGGTCATCAGCAGAGGTAATCTCATCGTCCACCTCCTTGGCGGTCTTCATATGAGACAGACGCTTCTCGTCTATCTTGCGTTTGGTTCGGTCGATGCCACGCTGCACGCCACCCATGTAGATGCCGAACACCCCCGCGATAAACGCGAGGGCGATCAGGCCGTAGAGCTGAAGCTTACCGAGCATCACTTGATCCCAGCTGCCCATTTTTTCAGGCGCTCACGCATGATCCACACACCCATCAAGGCGATCAGACCAGCGAACCCGAGGACGATGTACTGCGCGTTACCATCCAGCATGGACAGCGACGTGACCGCTGCACCTGCACCCGAGGCGACCTGCACTGCCGAAGCCTGCATAGTCTTAGATTGAGTGACCGAGGTCCGAGGTGCGGGTTCCTTCTTCCCATGTAGGAACGGCCCGACGCGGAAGCCCGGACACGCCTTGGTTGAGTACTCATTATGGCCACTAATCTTACGGATGTTATGGCGCTGCTCGATCTGTTGGATCAGGTTACGAAGCGCCTCCTCTTGGGCCCAAGTGAAGTGCTCGCTGAATTGGTCGTCGGCACTCGAACCGTGGCCACCAAACAGGCTGATCCCAATGGTCCCAGTATTGTGTCCCTTGACGTGAGCCCCGGTCTTTTCCTCGGGACGTCCTGCCACCACGGTTCCATCTCTGTCGATCAACCAGTGGTAGCCCACATCATTAAAGCCTCGCTTCAAATGCCAGTCCCGAACCTCACGGACTTTCTCCTCTGTCGAGCGGCCTTCCCACCAGTTCGGTGTGGTAGCGGTGCAGTGGATGATGATCTCGTCGATCTTACGCATTGGCTTCGACCTCTTCGAATGCTTTGCGGATCAGCACGGAAAGCTGACGCGCCATGGAACGCTGCTCACGATCTGCAAGCTGGCGTAGTTTCTCGTGGTCGTCCAGTAGCAGACCCACGTTGCGGAATTTCTGTTCGTCTTTGGCCATGATAACCCCTTTACTTGTTGTCTTCTTCTACACCACTTGGTTTCCTGCTGCAACCACGGATAGTATCCAGCCATTTGTCGTGGGCATCCTTGAGATACTTGGGCCGCTTGTCGTAGCCACGGATGTCGATGACGTTGTTCTTGCGCATGGCGTTCAGCATGGCCTCGGCCAGGTGCGGTTCGAACCCACGCTTTACCATCTGCCGGATGGCATTCTCTTTAGAGTAGAAACCTTTTCGGTAATCAGCAAAGAGTTCTATGATGTCATCGTGGTCTTCTAGTTTGTCGGTCATATCAGTTCCTTCTGCGGTTTAAGGTTGAGCCAGGTACGGGCTTCCTCTCCGAGGACTTTCGCTCCGATCTCGATCTTAGCACGAAGTGACTCAACAATCTTCTCATCGATGGTCCCTGCGGAAATCAAATCGATGTAGGTGACGTTGTTCTTCTGGCCAATACGATGGGCTCGGTCCTCTGATTGGATCCGAGTTTCCAGATTGAAATCATTACTGTAGTAGATGCACAGGTCAGCCTCGGTCAGGGTCAGGCCGTAGCCTGCGGTGGCGGGGTTTCCGATGAAGAACTTGAGCGGATGGTCCGGGTTCTGGAAGTTGCGGACGATGTCGTTGCGCTCTTCGTCTGGTGTGTCACCGAAGTATGCGGCGGCGCTGCCTTCACCGAAGGTCTTGTTCAGCATTGCAGTGATCTGCTGGATGTCGTATCTGAAGCGGCTCCAGATAATAGCTTTGCCGTCATGCTCCTCCAAGATCTCAACCAACGCATCCATGCGGTTCGATGGGAAGTACACCATCTCGTCGTCATCTGTCTTGAGGTGGCCCGACAGAACCTGCTGCATACGAAGAAGCTGGGTGATGACAGCAGGCGCCGTAACAAGCTGGCCATCCTCGAGCATGGTCATCGCCATGTTGCGAAGCTGCTCGTACATCTTGAACTGCTCGTCTGTCAGGCTCACGTAGCGGGCGGTGTAGGTTTTGTCAGGCAGATCCAGGCAGTCTTTCTTCAAGACCCGGAAGCTGTGCTGGTCGATGCGGTATGTCAGCTCGTCGAGGTTACGGTAGCCGACCACCTGCTGGAACGAGTGCGCCCCCATCTTACGCTGCTGCGTCACTGCGTACCTGCCCTGAAATGCGTAGTACGAATCGTAGCCTAAGAGCCGAGGTCCGAGGAACTCGAACTGAGCGTATGCATCCATGGGTGACTTGGTGATAGGAGACCCGGTCAAGATCCTGCGGTAGGCAAACCCTGATGCGATCTTCATCAGCGCCTTGGTGCGCTTGGCCTTTGGATTCTTGATGGTGGTTGATTCGTCGATGGCGATGAGACCGTTGCGTCCGAAGTTCTTGGCCATCCATTCCCCGGCGGTGCGACCCTTGAGTGTGGAAAAGGATTCGACATTCATAACGAAGATGGTCAGGCCATCGAAGGCTTTGGCCACCGACTGCATCTCTTCCTTTTGTTTCTTGTTAGCACTCGACACCCAACGGATCACACGGTGGCGTACGTTATCGGACAGATGCTCCGGGATTTCTTTGGCCACCCAGTTGCGGTACACGCCTTTGGGTGCAATGATCAGTGCGAAGTTTAGATCGCCTTTCAATGCCAGGGCTGCGATGTTGTCGATCAGAACCTTAGACTTTCCGGTCCCCATCTCCATGAGATAACCATAAGAATGTGCATGCATTCCATGGCTTAACGCCTCGACCTGGTGTTGGTACGGTTTAGTTTTATAAAAGTCTATTGACATGTATTGAGCTCCTTCATATAGTCTTGCTCATGGTTAGCAAACAAGTTGACCACAAGCAACCCTGAAGAGGAAAAACTTATGACTGATATCTTTGACGACATCTTTGACGAGGCCGGTGCTCTTGGAGATGTGAATACTTCCACCGGGAAAACCCTAAGCGATTTGGTACGTAAGCTACGCTCGGTCGAGAAAGAGATCGAGGATGCTGAGAACCATGTCAAAGCTCTCAAGCAGGAGAAGCACAAGCTCTCCGTTGAGAACATCCCAGCACTGATGGATGAGATGGGTGTCGAGCGCCTCGATGTCGATGGCGTCACAGTGACACGTAAAATGATGGTGCATGCTTCTATTCCTAACGACCGTAAGGAAGACGCATTCGCTTGGCTAAGGTCCGAGGGCCTAGACGACATCATCAAGAACGATGTGACTGTGTCGTTTGGCAAGGGCCAAGACAACATGGCTGGTGACCTGATCGGTCGTCTGGAAGCAGAGGGTTACGACCCTGGCCAGAAGACCTACGTTCACCCGTCAACGCTGCGTGCTTTTGTTAAAGAGCGCGTGGAGAACGGCAAACCCATCGACCTCGATATGTTCGGGGCCTTCATCGCAAACGCTGCAGAGATCAAAAGGAAGTGAACATGAGCACCGCAGTTGCAACCAAACAAGAGACCGCAGTTTCCACTGAGGTAATGGATGACATCCTAGAGTTTGCTGGAGAGGGCGCGGCCTTCGACAGCAGCGAGATGCAAATCCCATTTGTTCGTCTGCTTCAGGCACTGAGCCCGCAGCTGAACAAGAAGAAAGCTGAGTTCATCGAGGGCGCCTCCGCTGGCGATGCATTCAACAACGTGACCAACCAGTACTGGGATGGCGAGAAGGGTATCTCTGTGATCCCTTGCTTCCAGACCACCAAGTATCTGGAGTTTGTGCCGCGTGACATGGGCGGCGGGTTCAAGGGTGAGATCCCTGCGAACAGCCCGCTGCTGCAGCAGACCACCCGTTCGGGTGCCAAGGAGCTGCTGCCCAACGGCAACGAGCTGGTCAAGTCTGACCAACATTTCTGCCTGATCGTCGAGGAAGACGGTTCGTACCAGCCTGTTGTTGTGGACATGAAGTCCACGCAGCTCAAGGTGTCGCGCCGTTGGAAGACGCAGATCGCCATGCAGAAGGTCAAGCACCCCAAGACAGGTGCGATGGTTACCCCGCCTGTGTTCGCCACCATGTGGCGCCTGTACTCCGTCGAGGAGTCCAATGACCAAGGTTCGTGGGGCAACTGGCAAGTTGAGCGCATCGGTCTGGTAGATAACCGCGACCTGCTGCTCGAAGCGAAAGCCTTCCGCGACTCGATCGCGGCGGGTGAGGTTAAGGCTGCGCCGGAGGAGGATGTTTCTGCTCCGTCTTCTTCCAAAATGGATGGGGATGATATACCTTTTTAGGGTTGACACGGTGTCTAGTCTAAAGATAGGCTAGACACCACTCTAATAAAGGATTCACGTCATGGAAGAAGTGTGGAAACCCGTGCCATCGTGTCCGGGGCTAATGGCTAGTAGCTTAGGGTATGTAAGGTTGCCAGAAACTACCAGTCGTATGCCGAATGGTGCTGTTCGGACGTATAAAACAAAACCTGTTTTGGGGGTAAAAACGAAAGCCTCCAAGACGGCACGTCACGAATACTATGGTCTGAGGTCAAGACAGTTCGGCCAAAAGAAAGTACACAGGTTGATCTGCGAAGCTTTTCATGGACCACCTCCTTTTGAAGGGGCAATAGTAATTCACCTTGACGAAAACGCTTTGAACAACAGGGCGGACAACCTCAGGTGGGGAACCCAAAAGGAGAACCTGAACATGCCTGGGTTTATCGAATACTGCAGAAACCGAACGGGAGAGAAAAGCCCCGTTGTTAAAGGTAGAAAAAAGGGAAGGGTATGACACTAGCCGAAAGATTGCTGGCTGCGTATGTCGGATCAGACGCAGCGTATGGCGAGACTACGGTTGGTAGGATTGGGCGCAAGGGCAAAGCAGAGGCAAACAGCTTTGTTCGTCGCGGGAAGATGACGATCCAGCAGGTCCAGGATCACATCGACGGTAAGCAAGGCATCGGCGCGATACCTATCAACTCAGAGAACATGTGTAAGTTTGGTGCGTTGGACGTTGACGTCTACGACCTTGACCATGCAGGTCTTCAGAAAAAGATCCAGCAGCTCAAGCTGCCTCTGTTCCACTGCCGCACAAAGTCCGGCGGGGCACACCTCTACCTATTCCTGGACGACTGGTATCCAGCGTCCTTGATCCGTGAGTATCTGACAGAAATGTCGATCGCTCTTGGGTTCTCTGGTTGTGAGATCTTTCCGAAACAGGATTCGATCCTGGTCGAGCGGGGGGACCTCGGCAACTTTATCAACATGCCGTACTTCGACGCGGAAACGACAACACGCTACTGCTTCAACAAGCTGGCTGAGGCGATGGAGCTAGAAGAGTTCCTAGACGCGGTGGAGAAGGGCCGAGTTTCGAGGACCGACCTCGATGCTTTGGATCTGTCTGGATCCAAGGAGCACTTCCTTGACGGCCCTCCCTGCCTGCGGATTCTTGTAGCCACGGGCTACGTCGGAGACATGCGCAACAACACGCTTCTGCAGATGGGCGTGTATGCCAAGCTAAAGTATCCCGATACGTGGGAGAAAGTAGTCGAGGACTACAACCGCAAGTTCATGGTCCCGAACCTCGAGGCCAAGGAGGTATTGGGGATCATCAAGCAGCTGCAGAGGAAGGACTACTTCTACACCTGCAACATCGAGCCGTTCTGTTCGGTCTGTGATAAGGAGCTGTGCCGCACCAAGAAGCATGGCGTCGGTGGTGACAGCGAGAGCAAGGCCCAGGTTGGTGGCCTGACTGTGATCCTATCGCAGCCGCGTTACTACTTCATGGACGTGAACGGAAAGCGGGTGGAGCTGACAGCGGATGAGTTACACAACCAATCGTTATGGCAGAAGGCGTGTCTACAACAGATAAACTTTGTGCCCGCCACCATGAAGCAGCAGGACTGGACGTCTCTGCTGAACCGCATGCTGAAGCAGGCGACCTTCATTGAGGTGTCCAAGGAGCTGACGCTGGAAGGCCGCTTCGAGGATCTGCTGAAGTCCTACTGCAATGGCAGCGCACAGGCGTACGAGCCTGCGGAGATGGAGACAGGCAAGCCTTACCATGATGATGGCCGGGTGAAGTTCAAGATCGATGGCCTAGTCACGTTCTTGAAGAACCGACAGCACCCGTGGGCCGACAACCGGGCGAAGATCCAAGAGGAGATCAAGCGACTGAACGGCATGGGCGAGTTCAGTGGTCGCCAGCGTTACAAGAAATCTGACGGGTCGTGGGGGACACTACGAGTGTGGTGGGTTCCCGAGTTCGAGGAAGACGACATCGACCTGCATGTTGAGGAGATCAATTCAGATGTTCCATTCTAAGAAGCTGATCACAGTCAGGGAGCTGGCAGAGCACCTCGATGTTACGACCGCAGCTATTTACAAGTGGGTGAAAGAAGACTCGATGCCACGCCCGATAAGGCTCGGAGGTCCGAGGTCCATGTTGCGATGGACACCGGCTCAGATCGAATCATGGTTGGAGGAGAGAAGAGATGATCCCGAATAGTACACAAGTTCTAGGCCCTCCTGGGTGCGGCAAGACAGAGTTCTTGATGCGTGAGATGGAGAAGTATCTAGCTGCAGGCGTAGACCCAACGCAGATTGCGTTCGTGTCTTTCTCCCGCAAGGCTATACACGAGGCACGCGAACGGGCGATGACTCGGTTCAACCTTGACGCTAAGCAGCTACGCAACTTCCGCACTTTGCACTCGACAGGTTTCGCTGGCCTGCATCTGCGCAACGAGGACCTGCTGTCCTCTGCGGATTACACTGCGCTGGGCAGGATGCTGGGCGAGGAGTTCAAGCTGAGCGCCATACCAGAGGATGGACTGCTGGTGCCCCAGGACATGAAGCGTGGGAGCCAGTACATCCGGATCATCGACCGCGCGCGTTACCGCATGGTGGACTTGGAGGAGGAGTGGAAAGAGCACGAGACCTTCGACGTGAGCCTGTTCAAAGCCAAGCAGATCTTCGAAACGATCACAGAGTACAAGGCCAAGCTTGGTAAGTACGACTACGTGGACATGATCGAGATGTTCATCAAGATCGGTGAGCCGCCTCGGCTGAAGCTATTGATCATCGACGAGGCACAGGATCTCACGCCGCTGCAGTGGATGATGGTGCAGAAGATGGCGCAGTATGCCGAGGACGTACTGATCGCGGGGGATGACGACCAAGCTATACACCGATGGACAGGGGTAAACATCCAACAGTTTATCTCCATGTCTCCAAAGCAGATAGTGCTGACTCAATCGTATCGTCTTCCTCGCAAGGTGTTCGAGGTGGCCAACCGTATCGTCAAAAGGATCAAGGGACGAGTACCGAAAGAGTACGCTCCGATGGACAAGGAGGGTTCGGTTCGCTGGCACTATGACTTTGACAGCATCGACATGCGCCAAGGTTCGTGGACCATCATGGCACGCACCAACTACTACGCAGACAAGATCGCCAAGTATGTGCGTGAGGCTGGGTACTACTACTCGCTGAAGGGGCACACACCTGTGAGCGAAGAGCAAGCTCGGGCTATCAAGACTTGGCGTAAGCTCAGCAGCGGCGAAGGCGTCAGTGTCGATCGTGTTCGGCAGCTGTACGAGGTTGTGCCAAAGCAGGGAGACAAGGCTGTGGTTAAGCGAGGCGCGACAAAGCTTCTGGATGCGGCGGACCCAACCAGCACGCTGACCCTGAAGGATCTGATCCGGGAGTTTGGGTTTAAGCAGAAGGGCGAGAGCGACACGACCGACAACCGTGATGCGTTTGAGATCCTAGGCCTTGGCAACGATATGCGGGCGTACCTTCTCAACATCGAGAACAGCGGTGAGGATATCACCAAGCCGCCCCGTATCAAGATCTCCACTATCCACGCCATGAAGGGCGGGGAGGATGAGAACTGCGTGGTGTATCTGGGAAGCACCCGTGCAGCTGAAAACTCAAGATTCCCAGACGACGAGCACAGGATATTCTACGTTGCGGTGACACGCACCAAGGATAACCTTCACCTAATTGAAAGCTTTGAAAAATACAGGTACACGATATGACACGCGACGAAATTCTAGATACCGCAAAAGAACTTATCTCAGGCCAGAGGGCCCAGGATTACGGTGATGCTTTCCACAATTTCGATCGCATTGCTGCTGGTTGGAACGTCATCGTGGACAACTGTAAGGGTGAGCTGACAGCCAAGCATGTCGCATTGATGATGGACTGGGTGAAGACCTGCCGCCTCATGGAGACTATCGACCATGAAGATTCGTGGATCGACAAATGTGGCTACTCCGCTTTGGGTGGCAGCTTCGAGAAAGGCTAAGGCATGGCGCGAGACCGCAAAGACAAAAGCACGATCGCATTCTTCGAGCGAATGGATCTCGGTGAGAAGCTAGAGCCTGATTGGAATATCCCATCTAGCTACCCGGACCTGACCTGCTATCCGCAGATCGCCATCGACCTCGAGACCTGCGACCCAAACCTTACAAAGCTTGGCCCAGGCTGGGCGCGTAACGACGGTTTCATCGTGGGTATCGCCATCGCTGCCGGGGACCAGGC